CTACAAACCAGCGGTTCTCTTCCGGAACAGACTGGTCGTCAAGGATACGAGCCATCGTCATCAGCAGGTTGACAGCAACGTCTTCGTTGCCGCTACCAGTGATGTCGATAGGCGAAGCAGCCGTGCCAACAGAGGTGCCGGTGTTACCAGCATTATCTGCCATGTTTTGCAGAATGTTCGCATCGTACTTGCGCTTCAGGGAGAATGCTCCTGAAGAAGTAGCAAGTGCCTCGAAGTTGACGTGAGAATGACGCTCTTCAATGTCGTCAATCTTAAACGCAAAAGCGTTTGCTTGATCGACCACCATAGTGATCTGATCGTCAGCAAGGTCTTGCGGGTTTACTACCGTGCCGCGTGCATAAGAGGAGACCGTAATGGTCGGCTCTTTGATGATGCGGACGGTATCGCCAAAATTCTCAATTTCGCCAGCGTAGTCGGTATTCGTAATGTCTTCTGCAACCGAAGCGCGACGGAAGAATTTGAGAACTTTTTGGCTAAAAATTTCCGGTGTAAAGTTACCGGATGGCAGGTTATTATGACCTGACGCGCTATTAAAAGCCATTAGTCCATCCTTCCTATTTGGAGGTTAAGGGTTAGTTTTCATAATCGATTCGGCCCTCTGTCCTCGCGGTATCGAGTTCTGCTTCATGCTTCTCGAATTCCCACGGTTTCATCCGGCCGATTTCAGAGGCTTTCCAAATACGCCCCTCTCCTTTTGCTTCACCTGTAATGTCACGTGCCTTGGGAGAGTTTACAGCCGCTGCAGCAGCCTCGCTCTTCTTAGTACGTTTTTTACTTGTGATGCCAGCATCCACCTTGTACAGATCAAGAACACGAGATGCCCATCGGGCGTCAGTATTGTTCTTCAGGATGCCGTCAGAGATGTTTTCGGGCTGTTCTTCTAGCCACTGGAGAAAACGCTCATCCGTACGCAACTCGTTAAAGTCTGGATGATTGTTTGTTAGTTCTTGGTATGCGGCCTGTACCCTTGTGTTTTGTTCCTTTTCACGGATGGTAGCGAGTTCTTTTTCCAGTTCACCTGCCCGTTCACCAGCCTTCATAGTTGCAATCGTCTCGACAACGTCGTACACGTCGGGATATTGTTCTTTGAAGGATTCTAGTTCTTCGGGAGACTTAGGTAGAGCAATGTTCTCTTGGCGAGTAGCTTGGGAAAGGGTCGCCGTCATCTCTTGCTCTTTTGTCTTAAACTCTTCTACCTTTGCATCGTAGTGCCGTTTGAGATCGTCGTAACGCTTCTTGTAGTCGTGTTCCGCTTTCTCCGCGCCTTCTACGAAATTGGGTTCGGATTGCTCATCCGACTCTTGTTGCTCCGCTTGCTGTTCTACCACCTCGTCGTCTTCGTCTTGGTACACCTCTTCTCGGTACTTACCCTTGTAAAGAGCGTCGTTGTTGATAGTTCCAAAGGAGTCGTTGGGTTTGTTGGCACGAATGCCACGAACTTTTTTTGCCATTTGATTTACCTCACATGCGGGGCCACTTGGCTGTGGGTAGCCGCTCCGGTTGTGTCAGGGCCGCACTGGCGGGTAGCTGACTAATTCTTTTTCTTCTTACGTTTTTCCGCCAAATACTCTTTGTATATTTTTTCTTCATCCGGAGACTCCGGGGCAGCTTCGTAAGAATAAAAATCGTGTCCACCTAATGTGGTCACGTATCTCATTTGCGGATTTAGCTCCATTTCTTTTGCTAAAGAAGCATCTTCTCGCGTATAAAATGTTACTGTGTCAGGGAATAGACCATCACCAAATTGTGCTTCAGGGTCCAACACGTTAGCCGACGATGCCATTATCTTTGTTATGGCAAATTTCGGCACTTGTCCTTTTAGAATAGATTTGATTTTAGGGCTAAGAAACTTAGGCTCAAAGCCATCATACTGGAACATAAAACTTCCAGAACCTCGTCCGGGTGTCCTTTGTTTTAGAGCGGATTTTACATCTGTTGCCTTTGTAAAATCTGGTCTTACAATAGGATACTTTGGAAGTTTAACGCCTTTAGACTTTATTCTGTTAAGAACAGTAGTCTGAACCCCCATCATAGCTTCAATATCATCGTTCTCTGCAGTGGTTTCTGCCAAAGCTACTAGTGCTAAATTTTCCCTGTCGTTGAGGGCGTCAATAAGATTCTCTACGTCTTTTCTTTGTTTTTTGCTAGAATTATACACTTTGAACTGAGCAATCATGTTGTCAGTCAGCGGTATTTCTGGTCGATCAATATCTTCTCCGACATATGCTTGTCGGACAGGACTAGGCTGTGGTAAAACAGTGGGGAGAGTTTTTCCGCCTGCTTGGTAGCCGTTGATAAAGCCGCCGTCTGCAACGGCTTGCCGACGATCTACTTCGGCCTTGCCTTGATTATTAAGTTGTTCGAGAAAGGAGTACCCAATGCGCTGGGCTTCTTCGGGTTCAATGACGTACTCGCCCTTGGACAGGGCTACGGGCATCAAGCCACCCTTATTTGCTTTTATTGTAGTGTTTTTATTCGATTTGTCAACCCCCGTGGGTAACATGCCTGCCCGTTGCAGCGTCTCTACGGTAGGAGCGTTAAGCACAAAAGAGTTTTCGCGCACTTGTGTGTTAACTGTGTCAGCTACGGTTTCGCCCTTGGTGTAGTTATCAGGAGAACCTTCGACGAAACCTGTCTTTTGGACAGGACCACCTTTAGCTCTCATAGAGTAACCTCCGGGTTTTTGAGAACTGCCAGCACCGCCGCTAATAGAATACTCGTTTCTGGGTTGATTGTTATCGTCGCTGTCACCTCGTTGTGCGGTCATTGCTTTAGCTATTTCTGCTTTAATTTTATCTGATTCCTGTACAACAAAAGCTCGTCTATCGGCAGCTTGCTTTGCTTGGTTCTGTCTTTGCAACTCTGCCTGACCTACATACTGTCCTATTTCTGTAGTAACATAGTTACCAGCATCTGGGCCTTTACCGCCTACTCTTACAGGCTGACCTTTGTCGTCAAATACAATATTGGCTCGACCAGAGGCTGCACGTTCTTCGTCAGTTGGTTCAGATGTCAGTTGCGGTGTAACAGCAAAATCTTTGGGATTGTCTTTCATTTCTCGCGTAGACAGTATATTCCCAATTAATTGACTTCTTTGGTTATGGGTCAAGTTTTCTGGCAGCACGCCCGACAAAACATAGCCACTGCCTATCGGTGCGGGTGACACGCCTATGAGACGGTTGTTAAGCATGGCTAGACCGTAACCCGCTTCTCCTTCGGCTATCTTAGTTTCAATACGTTGTAAATTCTTAAGAGATATTCCTGCGCCAAGTGCCATAAACGAGGCAAACCCAACGGGGGCCATAGCAGCACGTAATCCTCGTGGTGCGCCTACAAATTGATCTTCTACACTCTGGGACATAGCTGTCACGTCGAGAGGCCCAGCGTACGGTCTCGGACCAGAGGGATCGTCGTCGCGAGTATCGCTAACAGAAGCAGGAAAACCGTACTGCGGCACTGGGCGAAATCGATCACTAATGTCCATGCCATCAGTATCATACGGACTAGGTGCCCTAACTTGTGGACGTTTGACGCCGGGATATTGCGCTCCAGTCGCTCTTTCTAAAAGAACGGAACCAATAAAATCGCGTACAATACTATTCGCCATCTTTCGTCCTTACGGCTGCTTCGTAATCAGCCTTCAGCCCCTTGATCTGTTCCAGTGAAGTTATCTTCCCCTGCAGCCGGAACACTTCCAGTTCCGATCGTGCCGCCACCAACGCCCGAAGCGTCATCTGGATTTGCTCCCGGAGGTACTCCTCCAGACTGTCCCACGCCTCCTTGTTGGCTACTAGGTGGCTGACCTTGCCGTACGTCCTGTGCCTGACACTCCAGTTTGACCGTGCATAATAGACGGAAGACCAGTCTCTTCATCTGCAAGCTGACGGCTGATTTGATACATTTGTATGTTTTCAGGTGCCGTGTTGGGAAACTTGAGACCATTAATTGCTGTGCCTGTAACACCTGACTGACGGCGGAATATCTTGCCGGGGAAGATATCCATGTTCTGCCCCGGTACGAGACTCGCCTCGTCTACGTCAAACACTAGATTGCCAGCAAGGGCGAGGTTGTCGATTGCCATACGAACGTGACCGTTCATCAGCATCTGTGCGTCTTCCATGTTCTCTGCAATACCAACGCCCCAAATTTGATAGGGATTGATCTCGTACGGAAAAACCTGATATGGAATACGTGCAGGTGTAAACGGATTTAGAACGCAACGTAGCACC